CATTCTTATAGTCATGGACAACAAGAGTAGACCCAATATTGAAGTTCAGTATCAGGATATTTTCCCAGTTAGGCTAGATGAAATCGGATTTGATTTGACAACCACCGATCCAGACCCTATAATCATAAGTACAGAATTTAGATTTACTGGATTGAAAATCACTAAACTATGAACCTAAATGATATTCGTGAGATGGTCAACAAAGACCTAGAGATGGATCGAACCGAACTGGATATCGAGTCCATCAAAACACCCCAACTCCACAACAAGTATCTTATCCTATTCACGGATGAGACGTTGTTGTATAAGAAGATGCAGGCAGAATACAAGACACTCCGCAAGGATAAGTGGCTTTACTACACTGGTAAAATGGGTGACGACGAACTGAAAGAGCGAGGGTGGGAACCTTTCCCTCTCAATGTTCTGCGTGCCGATATCGATCAGTTTATAGAATCAGATCGTGAACTGATCATTCAGTCGCATCGTCTTGCCCTACAGGAAGAAAAGGTCAAGTATCTTGAAGGGGTAGTAAAGATCATCAACAACCGACAGTGGTATATTCGATCCGCAATCGACTGGGCTAAATTTTCTAACGGCGGATAACTCATACATATAGTGTATGAGTGATATTTCTGTTCTACATTTAGATTCTGTATATGTGAAATTGGATTGTGAGAGGTGGATAGCAAAAGAGTTATCCGACTTCTTCACGTTCAAAGTTCCAAACCATGAGTTCAGTCCCGCTTACAAAAAGAAGCAGTGGGACGGCACTATCAAGTTATTCAACCTATACAAGCAGACTATCTACCGAGGCTTACTGGATTATGTAATTCAGTTCGCTAAGGATAGAAATTATAGTATCCAGTTAGAAGAAACGCTGAAGGACTCTCTACCGTCCTCAGAGTTCTCTCAGAGCGACGTTACGGACTTTATTGACTCCCTGTCCATCGTAGCAAATAATAAAGCAATTAAACCACACTTACATCAAGTGAATGCTATTCAACACGCATTGAATACCAAGAGATGTCTCCTGCTCTCTCCTACTGCGTCTGGGAAGTCGCTGATCATCTATACACTGATGCGTTACTATATGGAACTGCTGCCCCCAGAGAAGAAGTTACTGATCATTGTACCAACCACAGGTCTAGTATCACAGATGCTTGAGGACTTCAAAGACTATTCGTCTAACGACGACTGGGATTGTATGTCTAATTGCCATCAAGTGTTCAGTGGGCAGTCGAAAGAAACAGATAAGAGAATTGTCATCTCAACTTGGCAGAGTTTATACCAAATGCCAAAAGAATATTTTTCAAAATTCGGTTGTGTGTTTGGAGATGAATGCCACTTATTTAAAGCCAAATCACTCTCGACGTTAATGTCGAATCTAGATGACTGCTACTATCGAATAGGAACTACAGGCACACTCGATGGAACACAGACACACAAACTCGTAATTGAAGGACTCTTTGGTAGGGTGTTTCAGGTTACGACAACCAAGAACTTAATGGATAAGAATCTTCTCTCAACCTTATCAATCAACTGCATTTCATTGCAGTATACTAAGGACGAGAAGGAGTTTATGAAGAGAAAAAAATATCAGGATGAAATAGAATGGATTGTTACTCATGAGAAGAGAAACCAGTTTATTGCCGAACTAACCAACAGGTTAAAGGGTAATACTCTAGTCCTCTTCAACTATGTGGAGAAGCACGGGAAACCGTTGTATGAATTGATTAGTCAAGGAGATAAAGAGACTTTCCTCATACACGGAGCAACAGATGTCATACAACGGGAAGAGATTCGCAAGATCGTTGATAGGAAAACTAACTCGGTTTTGGTTGCGTCTTACGGAACCTGCTCTACTGGCATTAATATTAGGAATATTGATAACATTGTTTTCGCTAGCCCTTCTAAATCTGTTGTAAGAGTTCTTCAAAGTATAGGCAGAGGACTACGAAAATCAGATAGAAAACAGAAAGTAAAGTTGTTTGATCTTTCAGATGATCTTACCATAGGAAAATATGAAAATCATACTTTCCGACATCTTGGAGAAAGAATCAAAATATATACTAGTGAGAAGTTTGATTATGAGATATCGAAAATTCATATAAGGAGATGATTATGACTGATGAGATTACGAGCAGAATCATCCGATTGAAAAATGGAGATGATGTGATAGCAAAGATTGTAAAGTCAGATCGAAATAAACTGACTCTACATAAACCCTTCTTATTCAGAACACAATCAGTAATCGATCCGATGAGCGGCATGAAGAAAGACGTTACCATGCTTCAGAGTTGGACCGCTTTTGCTGATGGTGATGAGATTACAATTCAACAGGAGAATATTCTTGCCTTTTTGAATCCCACTGGGGAAACAGAAAAACTCTATACTATAGAGAAGAAGAGGGAAGAAGAACTCAAGAAGAAAAGAAATGTAATCAACTACAATGACGAAGAAAATCCAAACTCACCCCCACTAAAGAATCCTTTGGGTGATTTGTTTGATGTGAACAAAAATGTTGACGATGCCATGAAAAAGATGTACGACGAATTGGCAGATCAACTTGATGGTGTAGATGGACTGGATGATTTAGATGAGGATGAAATGCAAGAGTTCATCGTGATGACTCTAATGATTCCACCTGAGATGTTAAAGAAGATGTTAGATCAGGGTATCATTAAGCCTGATCAGATGTCTGAGTTCTTATTTGAGAACATGAACTCAGAAAAGATCACAGAGGAATACACTGGGGATGATAAAAATCATCCAGACTTTGGCAATAGATTAACTGACTGGAGTTCGGACATCGACGATTACCTTAACTAATTTGGAGACCACATGGATCGAGAAGTCTTGCTCTTGAACGCTTCTGAGGAAGTATTAAATGTGATCGATTGGAAAAAAGCAGTAGCACTTTTAGAATCTGGAAAGGCAATAAAACCTTATTCCTTTTCCAAGACTTATAAGATTAAAACACCAAAGGGAACATATCCACTACCCGCAGCACTAGTACTGATTCGATATGTTCTCACACCACATCAATCACATCTACCCACAAGAAGAAATATCTTCAAGAGAGATAACTGGACTTGCCAATACTGTGGTTTGAAATCGAAAAACAATAAGTCATTAACAATTGATCACGTTATGCCTAGATCAAGAGGTGGTGATTCTTCTTGGACAAATCTTACAACTGCTTGTGCGCCTTGTAACTCAAAGAAGGGAAATCGAAAACCTAAAGAATGTAAGATGCCCCTGATCAATAAACCAAGAAAACCAAAGCATCTAGAGATGCAGTTGGCTGAGATACAAGATGAGTTGCTTCGTATTTGGAAACGGTGGATACCAACCTAACAGTATCCGGTATCCGGAGGTATCCCTTTTCCTCTCGACAAGTCGAATTATATGGGGGTTTGGAAAACTGTCAAGGAAAAACTTGACAATAATTTTTTAGAGGGTATATTATGACAAAAGGAAGTGATTCACATGGCGAAGAAATCAAACCACTATATCGATAACAAATTGTTCTTCGATAAGATGTCCGACTGGAAAGAGCAGGTAGTCCTTGCCGAAAGTAACGGAGATCCCAAACCTCCCATTACAGAGTATATCGGTGAGTGCTTTATCAAGATCGCAACCAATCTTGCGATGAAGCCTAACTTCATGAACTACTCCTTCGTCGATGAAATGATCGGCGATGCGATTGAGAATTGTATTCTATATGCACACAATTTCAATCCCGAGAAGTCGAAGAATCCTTTCTCATATTTCACTCAAATTATTTACTATGCCTTTCTCAGACGTATCGAGAAAGAAAAGAAGCAGTCATACGTTAAGTTCAAGATGATTGAAGAAGGTGATCACGCTGGTCATATCCACAAGTGGTTCAAGGAGAATTACTTTGATAAGAATCCAAATGATGCAATGAAAGAGTTCTTTCAGTTAAATGATAATGACTTGAAGAAGTTTGAGCCTAAAAAGAGTAAGAAGAAAAATCAAGCCGGTTTGACTTCATGTTTTGAGGATGTAAATGAAGATAGCAATAATAAATGATACTCATTGGGGTGCAAGATCAGATAGTCAAATATTCCTAGAATACTTCACGGACTTTTTTCGTGAACAGTTCTTTCCGTATTTGAAGGAGAACAACATTGATACTGTTCTTCATTTAGGTGATCTTATGGACAGACGAAAGTTTGTCAACTTCAATACACTGAATACTGTTCGTAGTGAGTTCATGGAGCCACTGCTTCGTGAAGGCATCGTCGTTCATTGTATTCTAGGCAATCATGATACGTTCTATAAGAATACCAATGATCTTAACTCGGTTAACGAGTTGTTCGGTGATCGTTATTCAAACTTCTTTATCTACCAACAGCCGATTGATCTAGAATTTGATGGCGTAAAAGTTGGTATGGTTCCGTGGGTAAACAGCGAGAATCGTGAGAAGACTTTAGAGTATCTAAAGAATACAAAGAGCAACATCATCTGTGGTCACTTTGAACTCAATGGGTATGAGGTGATGCGAGGACTGCCTTTTGATGGTGGTATGTCGGATGAACCTTTGCGAAGGTTCGATATGGTTCTGTCTGGACACTTCCACAGCCGTAGCGTCCAGAACAATGTTACATATCTTGGTACTCAATATCAGATTACCTTCAGTGATCTCAACGACAGAAAAGGCTTTCATGTCTTTGACACAGAGACGAGAGACTTGGAGTTTGTGGAGAACCCACGAAAGAAGTTCTTTAAGATCTCATACGACGACAGCCAAGACTTTGACATCAGCAAGTTCCCATTCGGCGAATACAAAAACGCCTATGTCAAGTTGTTCGTTGACAATAAAACTAAACCATATTTGTTTGACAGGTTCCTTGA